CTGCAACTCAAATTTCATAACAAAATTTAAGGTGCACAATGATACAATTTAATAAAATCGTAACTTTAATAGTACTGCCGTGAGTGACGGCCACAATCGACCGTTTGACGGTAGCTACAAAAGTAACTATTTATTAAGCGCTTTCGCGATCAATTGTGTTTTTTCGTTGAATGGGACTTGTCCCACACCACTTAAAAGACCTACTCATTCGGTCTAAGTGAACCTCGATGGCCGACATGTGACGACCTGAGGTTTTCTAAATGTTGGGATCTCCAACAACCACCTCGGCACACCAAGGTTGGCAATTCTTTTTAAGCTATAAGTTAGCTAAGGTTGTATGAACCTTCCTTAAATAAGGACTATATTGCATAGGAATATGATGAATCTACAGGAACTGTTTGTAATGATTGCGGTAACCAACACACAGGGGGTCCTACATAACCCCAAAGTCTAGCGTCATCCGATGCAGCATATGAAATGTTAAAATTTGATGCTGTGCTACCAGTATTTCTAACTGTATAAGTGGGAACTGTTCCGCAAAAATTTGTGCCAGTGACAACTGGTGAATTTATCATATTTATGTTAGCAGACGCAAACGTCTGATTGAGTGGCATACGAACTACCTTCTGAAAAGAAGGAACTTTGGCATGCAAAGATCCAGAGGTGGATGACGTTATGACTCTTGGCTTTGAGGACGACTGTCTCCTTCTAATGTCAGAAAAACTATTAGCCGAAGTAACTCCTCCACCTTCCACTTGCTCCACTGAAACATCTATAGCTGTATCTGTGCCTGTTGAATATATGTGATAACTAGTAGCCCCAGAACCAAAAGAATACATACGTGAAATAACATGTTGGACAGCCATAGAAAAAGGGGCGCTAGCAGTGGGTGGAAATGGAACAACGTTAGCAATAAGAGGCGTGTACCAATACCTAGGTAAAACTGCCTTAAAACCATCATTTGTGCCAGATGGGTTTAATATAGCTGTCCTTGTTGGTATCATAAGCAATTGCTTGAGCGATGTAAACATTTCACCCATTGTATAAGCTGAATCATCAGTAATACCAGATTGAAAGACTACAGCTGCTTGGGCCCCTCCACCTGTCGCTGGAGCTAAACCAGAGCCCATATATGCGGCCAATTGGAAATCATGGCCCGCAGCTACTTCTACCATATATGGAACCAAAGTTGTTGTTTCACCTGATGCTATTAACCTATCAACAACCGTGAGAGTGACCCCTCCTGATGAGCCAAATGTGGAAATCCATGGTCTCGCTGAAACGTAAGGAACAGTAAACTCAAAAGTGTTAGAATCGCGTAAATCAAACACGGTACTATATTGAAATGGCTGTGGACTAGTTCCAGTGATCTCTAAAGATGGAACAAAATTGGAAGCGGCCAAAGGTACTGTAACATCATTGGTTGTAGGAACATAAGCTGCTATAACTCGCCCACCATGAAATTTTGTTTTAGCAAAGGTAAACCTAAACCTAATTGATCCCCTCCAATACCTAAACATTTGTGAAATGTAACACAATGCCGTTGGCTGAATGGCGTTAGTGGTAAGAGTTGAGGAAGCAGGAAAAGCAAGATTTCCTCCTGGCCTACTAACAGAAGTCCTAAACCACATGCTAGTAGGACACAAATTTGTGGCATAAAGGACAGTGCCACCTGTATCTGAAACTCTAATATCACCAACATAGGCTTGGGCAAAAAGTCCTAAAACATATGGTAATGACAACTCGTCTACGCCAGTGGCAGATTGATCACCTCCAACCCCCAATGAATTACTCTGAAAAGGTGCTACAGTGAACTCCGGTGATGGCTGGTCTACATTGCAGTCATAGGCATAAGACACGTCATGAACTCTGTTTAAGGGTCTGGTATCTGTTGGCTTACTATAACCCATGGCAGCAGCTGTACAAGCCAAAGCTTCCGCTTGCCATGCCAACTGCACAGAATTGCCAAAAACTTCTGGATTTCCTACAACACCGGCTGCAATGGCTCCAACAATTGGTGTTGCAATAGCGACGGCATGCATACCATTTGATATGTACTTTCCTTTCTTAAGCTTATCTATAAAGCCAGGTTTGCGTTCTTTAGCGACCTCTGATGAAATCCCCGACTGTGGTAAAACAACACCTGGCAAAACGGGCACAGCACCAAACAACTGCATATTATGTAACGATACATAAAATGTGTATTCGGGATTTGAGGACCCTGCCAACGTCTGGTACGGTAATAACTGCGTCAAGGCAATACTGCCGTATGAATAACCTGTTCCATCACCACCATTAGCAGTTGTATTTATAAGCTCGAAAAAATCCCATGGGGATTGGTAAGGAATATTCAGCTCAACCATATTGGACTCACAAATATCTAAATTAACATGTGGTAAATTTGTTACCAAAGCTGGATAATTGGATCTGCGAACTAAAACGCCATCCAATGCTTGTGTGTTATATTGCCAATTCAAACACACCAAAGATTGTTGAAAGGGTGTAGAAGCTATGACCAATGTAAATTTTATATCAGCTGAAAAACCCATACAACCATTAAGTCTATTCTGAGCAGAAACTGGCCAAAATGTCAATGGGTTGGTTATATCAGTCCTGAAAATGGATGCCCTAGAGGTGATCAAATCACCTGATCCTATCGCTCGGGGGCGGGAAAAATAGTCCTTAATACTTTGATAATCGTCTTCAGGTAGTGCTGTTGACATGGTGTGCATGCCTTTGTTGACATCAACTGTAACGGCCGCATCTCCTAAAAAGTTGGTTATGCCAACGACATTGTTTCCATTCATCTTTAAACTATCTATTTCTTCAACGTGAACTAGGTCACGCATCTCAGTGATAACATCACTATTTGTATCTATAATTTTTGTAGCAGGTTATTTGCTAGTACGGGTTAACCTAAAACCGTACTGGGGAACCACTTCTCTGATTCGATCTGAGTAGTAATCTATAAAGAAAGGGCGAGGCCTCCTGACCTACAATGGGGCTGTGATTCCAATCATTTTCCCCTATTACGTAGCGTATATACGCCTTAAAACCAGAAATCTATACGTGACTGCGTCTCCAACCTCCATGCATCTCTCGTTGTAAAGAGTGGCACTGCTTGCATATCAAACAGAGCTTTGATAACCATGGGGCTTTGCAGCTTCCATACATTTTCTGGATGCAATGACATCTCGCCAAGAGTGCCATTGAGTTTGTCTATTAACTCGCTATCAACCATCCTGTTATTTTTATACACATAGCTAGTGTACAAATAACTTGCACAATCTAATGGTGCGACCCAACCACCAGCCAAATAAGTGGGGTCCTTATAAAAGCCCCTCTTCAAGAACACGCACTCGGATAAAGCTTTATGGGGCACTAAAGTCCCATCCTTGGCTCCGGAAGTGTATGTTAAGCCAAATAGCTTTTCCATACAATCTGCCACAGTAACTTGATTAAAGACTTCAGATACTGCGTCAGACACACCATTAATGTTATCGTCCCCAAATGTTGCAAAATTGAAATTTGCATGGATGTTCTTGACATCACCTGTCAACGTAACATAACAACCCACTAAGGTAATTGCTGAATACAATGAGTTGACAATAGTGGTCAAAGGATGTCCACTAGGAAGTGATTTGTTCCATTGAACAACGACACTAAGCTTGTTTCCCTCCCCTGTCAAATGTCTTGAGTGAACGAGTTCTTGCCACAAAACACTCCTGATCCTCGCGTTGACTTCACCATCTGAGTACCAATTGTTAATATGGTCCAGAATGGCGTTGTGGATCTGTGGTTGCTCGCTTGTATCAAACCGAGAATAATCACCGTCAAAGAACTTCGTCTTGCCACCCGATGACAAATGCTCAGCCAAAATCCACCAATCTGTGTACGGATTTATCCCTGGGCACATGCCTGAATGGGTGTGCGATGAAAAAAAGGCTGCTATATAAGCGCCAAAATACATACGCACGGCAATAAGGTAATCGAGTGGTGAGGAAGCTATAACTCTTGAAGCAACAGCCTCCACTTTCCTCAATGGTCTCATCTCATCCTTCAAGAAATCAACACATAGATGTGACAATCGTTTCCCTTCACTTGCTGACGCAACGATGACATCCACGCGCTTCTTTAATGTTGTTGCTGCAGTAGATACATAGGAAAAAGTGGTGCCAGAACCAAAGAAATCCATCTTCCCACGTGTATGCTTAAGCACGTATGGGTAACCAGCGGATGTGCTCCTGTTGATGGATTTAATCTTCATGCCCTCAACTCCCTCACAGGCTTGCTCAAAAGTGAATATATCCCGCGTCATCTCTAGGGTTCTCTCCCTGAGTTTTTGTGTTGCCAAATCCACATACAAAGGTAATAATGGCAAAGGCTTAACATCTAATGGTGACTGATAGTTCTTAAGTCCTTCTATCATGGGGTATTTCATCAAGCCGTCTTTTAAAACAGGCTTAAGATGCGCTGGTGCTAACCCAGAATCACCAAACAATTTTGCCTCTCCAATAAATGAAAGCTTAAGCTTTGAAGTGGGACTTGTAAAAACGGGGGCATCCACCTTAAAAAGTGGCATAAACGATCCCCCTATAACACCTTTGGCAAGCAAACCCGCTTGCTCCTCAACAGTCAACTCAGTTATGCCAACCCCTTTTGCAATTAAGTCCTCCTCCATATTGTCCTCCAATGGCTTAAAAAACTTAAGTCCTTGGGCTATAACCTCTGAAGTTAGAGGGGTGGCGTACCCCTCTCTGTTAGCCCCATTGTCAGTTCCAGCTACATGTATACCAACAACACTTCTACCCTGATAAAATGTGGGGTTCCCAATAACAATTGGGGCTCCACACATTCCTGTAGATGTGGGCATGCGATAAGCCACGAGGGACTTCTTGATTGAGCCGGCAACAGCAAGCTCATTAATGGGCCTTAAACCCGTCCCTAAAAGACGCATCCTGTTAAGGGTCCTAACACTTCCTTTGTCTGTAGTGGCCAAATCCATCAACACTGGCGGTCGCGCCATAAGTGCTGCGTTGAGATTCTCCTCCGTCAGAAAATGTGAGATGATCTTCCTATGGGCACTAAAACCCAGTGATGGTGTGAACTCCACAAACATTAAATCTGACGCTGAGCTTTCGACCTTCTTAAGTGCCATAAACTGTGACACTTTCATCTCAATATAGTTATTTCCAGTAGCACAGGAGACAAATCTAACCATACCATGATCTGCGATGTCACCAGAACTTAACTTTGCGGAAATTGAAGTGTAAAAATGAAAAGGCATCACTGCCACATGGCCCGAGACAAATAACATCTGTCCTAAAGGAACAGTTATCATGGAATCTGTTCCTGTAACAGTGTCCACGAACATCTTGTACGAGTTTGAATACACAATATTATGACGCGAATCACAATGCTCATCCGACCAACCTGCCTGGACGTCAATTCCAAACTTAGGGCTAAGTAACTTTGTTGCCTTCTTCTGGGAAACATCCTTAATGTTACTCTGCTCCTTTGATGGCTCTTGTTTCTTAAAACCCAAGGCTCCACCCAAAAAGCCAGCAACACCAAACAAAACCCCACCTATAAGCTTCAAAGCTTTGATAAATAAAAAGGTCAGCGTAACGGCCAAAAGTGTACCGTCCACTATGTTGAATCTGAACTGGCGCCATATGTCAGCAGAAAGACCAAAAATCTCCTGTCCCACTTTCTTAAAACAGGACACAACATTCAACGCCCACTTCTTTGCAAACCCTACAACATCTTCAAAGATGACCCTTTCGGCATCAATCTGATCTTGTAGATACTTAAATTCCGCCACATCTGTTATTAAGTCCACGACCCATTGGACTCTTTGCTCCGGTTCCATTCCTTCTGGAACAATGTCTTTGAAAGCTCCACTTCGCAAATAATCATTTAACTCGGAATCTGATAAAGAAAACACTCTATCGGTTTCGTCTGGTGTGACCACCTGAATCCTACCGATAACCATGTTCTTCAAACGGTGGGCCTCAGCGAGACGAGCCTCATCCCTGCCGAAAAAACCTTGAGGCTGTATGTCTTCCTCCAATATGGTGGGATTCAAAAAAGCACTCAAATCCATGGGCTCAGCATTAGCTAATAAATCACTAAATGCTTTAATGTTCTCAGTAGCCGCCGTATGCTGCTCTTTCTTAGTCTTAAGCTTAAGAGCTAACTCAACCACGAACCTCTTCAAATCCATAGGGCCTCCAAGATGCTGACCTGTCGCAAAATCCACTCTCTTTGCCAACCACGCATCCCATGGAACAATGTCTAGGACATCCGCCTGAGTAATGGTTTGGCCATTGACCACACGATTCTGGAGAGCAACAGTTCTCTCATCAATGGTGGTTACGAATTTCTCATAATCAAGACCACCATCCTTAAGATAATCACCCGTAGCCTCAATGTGTATAGGGTGATGTATACGTCTGACGACCGCTTCTGGGCAATGTATGACCTGGGCCGCTCCTGTGGCACCAATACTAGTAGCATTGGTCGTACCAAGAATCAAAGCCGACAGGAAGAAAAACTTGCCCTTCATGTCTAACGTCGCCATGTTTAAAGGACAAGACCAATTGCCAACCATACGTATCAATTGAAGGAATTCATTCGATTCCATGCCTGGTACTGCCTTCTCCTGAAAACAATCGTCCATGACAAGACACTTCTGTCCAAAGTAACTCTCAAAATATTTCGTGTCTCCTTTCTGCCACAAATGGTGCAAAGCTTCCTCTGCGGTGACCAAACCTGCCAACATTAGAGTTATAACACCAACTCTCGTAACCAAGGTTGTTTTTCCTTGCTTTGAGCCACCCAAAAACAAAGCGAACTCAGGTTCTTGCCTAAAAGTTTTTATGGCACCAACTGCACCTGCATAAGGTCTCATTGTTATCTCGAGTTTGTCGATCGCCCTCTGGACAATAAACTTAAGTTTCTCCTCGGATATAATACTTTTAAGCTTGTAACCATCAATAATCTTCTCTTGTGCCTTGACAAGGATAGCTTGATCAGGAGATCCGCTAATGGTCTTCAAAATCTCAAGATGTATCTCCTCTGCTTCTTTGACCCATTCTTTGACTGTCCTCGTGGTGTGGTCCGCGAAATCCACCCTAGTCTTAGAAAACAAGCCAAGAATAGCATTGATAATTGTCTCAACAATACCAACACACGATTTGAAGAACACTTCCATTCCTTCAGTTGCGCGTGGTAAGAACGACACGCGTTTCATTATTTCTGGAACCAACTTCGTGCCATCCTTAGGTAAGTACATGACAGATAATAATGTTGCAAAAATAGTCGCTTGCGTCTCCATACCTGATTGGTACTGAGCGCTGGCGACTGGTTTACCCCATTCATCCACAAGATCCTCCTCCAACGGTGGAACGTCATCATCGAAATTTGCTTGGAACTCGACTGGAGTCTGTTTGGGTACAAGACCTGCTATGTGTGTCCATATGTTATAACCCACAAGCGCTCCTGTCACTGCCATAATAATATCGCGCACAATAGGGGAATCAATCCTTTGGGCAAGCCACACTAACAAGATAACCATTGGTATTAACCACAAAGACCCGATCATCTTTTCTACCACCTCTTTGAAATTCTTCAAAATTCCCGTGACGCGACTGGTCACACCCTTTAGCTCATCCCTAGCATTACCTGCCATGTCTGTTATAGCACATGCTGCCTTTGTTATGGCAGCTAACACCCCAACAGTGCCAATCTTAATAGCAACATCAGCAAAACCTTGCTCTTTGACCTCTTCCTGCTGTTCATCTTGTTGCTGCACCCTCAGACCAGCCTCAACCATTCGCTTATGGTACCGCTGGGCTTGAACGGCAAACTTGCGCGTTCTCTTGGGTATGGCCTTCCTAGCTTCGGCATACCTCCGCTTGGAAAACAAAACCTGTTGTCTTTCTCTCTCGGCTCTCTTAACAAGCTTATCAACTAGCTTGGACGAAGCGCTCAAAGTAACATCATTGGTCAGCCCTGATTCATTTGTGTATGAATTCATTCTCAATAGAAACATTAAAGAGCCCAAGGCTCGAGCCTCAATACCAACCAAATGGCATGAACATGGTATGAAATCTTAGTTAGGTTCTGAAATAACTTGACCTCGACGCAAACACTGCGACCAACAGTGTAATTGGCTTAATGAACTCGTCCAAACCACAAAGGGTTCCATATCTAATCTATAAAGACTCAACGTTACATGGTAACAAAATTAAATAGCGTATGCTCAGTAGGACCAAGACATAAGTGATATTTAATGCATTGCATCCACAAAACGTCTCAACATCCCTCAATAACAACGATATGAACCAAACAAGGGCAAGAGAACACCGTACCTCTAAAGAAGGGCTATCAACTTTAGAACTCCGAAAAGTAGCGCTGTATCATAACTAAATCATAGACTAATTAAAACTGCTCTTGTCGAATGAGCAAACGGCAGGTTCTAGTAAATAGACCGCCTGCATGAAATACTAAATAAACTGAAACAGTCGTGCAAACTCACGAAAACAAAACAAAACAAACCATGCACCTCAGCATAGTATAACGGTGAATGGATGTTTAATGATAGATGAATTGTGAATAAAACTATTTGGGTCTTAATTACAGAGGCGACCCTTCTCTTATGACGATAACTGGTCAAAGTGATCTATGTGATACAACAGGGGCTATGGTACCCAACCCACAACAATAAACACTCATTGTGATGTGTTGACTCTATCGTTGTCATCGTGTAACAATAAACACTCATTACAAGGTGTTGGCACTGTCGCAGCTCATGCGGCAAAAGAACCTAAACGTACTATACGTT